GCTACAATTTGACCGAATGGGACACTTGCATGTCTTGATTCTATTTCTAATCTATGACTGTTAGAATTATGAGTTCCAACAATTAAATCACCAGCAAATGTGGCGTTACCTGCATTTAATTGTAGCGTTCCACTACTACTTGCATCTCCAATTTTAGTAATGTTTGAACTATCGAATGTAATTATTGCCTTTTCAGTTCCACTTGTATTTAAAAAGTTAATGCTTTTATTATTTGCAAAAATTGCATTATTGGCAAATCTGGCTTTTTGGGCAGAATCTAAAGTAAGAGCAGTTGTTAAATCTGTACCACCTACTGGTTGTGTGCTAAAAACAAGACTAGCAGGCATATTTTTTGTTGAACCAACACTCCCAGTTAAAACAGACTTAATCTCTGCACCTACTGGAGTATCATTACTACTTTTACCTACAAATTGTATCTTGCCTAAAATATTTGTATCTGCTGATGTGGATGGAGATGCTAATGAGCCTAATGATTGCTGAAGAATAATAGAATTACCAGTTGCATTGGCTTTAGATGTTGTTACTCCACCAGCAAATGTGGCGCTACCCGAAGAGCCTATACGGAGGCTTTCTGTAGGATTTCCATCGATGCCAGTATTAACGACAAATGCACCATTAATTGTACTTGAACTAATAACATCCGCAACAAAACCAATATTACCCATTTGGTCTGTTGTACTACCTGTCCTCTCGCCATCAAATCTTATTACTGCTCCGAATCCTACAGCAGACGAACCCGTTGTAGTGTGTTTTAATCGCAAGACATCGGTGGTAGTGTTTGTTATATCTGTTTCTTTAGATGCAGTTACATTACCACCAAATGTGGCGTTTCCAGTTTCATCCTCTAGTTTAAATTCAGTACCTGAAGCTATATCTGAATTTTGACTAATCTTAAAATGCTGACTGCTATCTATTCCAGCATACCATGAATCGCCAGTATTCTTCCACTCTAATAAAACATTACCTGACGTAGACCTTTCTAATGTACCGAGTGTTGAAGCCGATGATTTTGCGTGAATTGAAGATGCTGGAGAACTTTCTCCTATACCTACTTTGCCTGAACCATCAATAACTAAATCAACTCTTGAATCTGCATTATCTACAAATTGCAGTTTATCTGAACTAGCTCTAATAATTCTATCGCCAGCGTTGTTTTTTAATCTTAATTCAGAGTTTCCACTTCCGCCCAATTCATTCATAATGGTTTGGTTGCCACTTGAAGCGTAAATATCTAATTTTTGTGTTGGGGTTCTACCTATACCTACGTTGCCACCAAATGTAGCGTTAGAAGAACTAAGTGTGAGCCTTGAATCTAGTGAACCATCACTCATTGTTCTAAAGTGTAGTTCTCCATCTTCTGAACCATCTGACACATCTGTATGATTAGAGTAAATTGTAGCATACTCAATTTCTTCAGGCGTTCCAGCATCGTTCATACCTTTAAATCTAATTACACCTGAATCATCATTATCATNAGCCGCTCCACTTGTTAAAAATATAAGTTGCCCNGCAGCAGCGTGGTCACCAGTTTGCTCTAGTGTTAAAATAGGATGACCAGAAGCAGAAGAGGTTATCTTCATATCACCTTGAACAATCTCACTTATATTTGCTACACTATCTCCATTAACAGTTAAGTCACCAGTAATAGTTACGTCACCCCCTATAGTACCACCTACAAGGTTTACGTTTAATCTGCTGTTGTCATCGTCTAAAGCCGCATTGAAGGCTTCTTGTGTTGTGTGAGAAAATGCATTGACTGCATTACCTGAAGAGTCTAGAAGAACTTTATTAAGAACTTCTTTTGTTGTAAACTTATTTATGTCTGCCATAATTTATCCTATATTCCACCACCACCGCTTTAAAAGCCTCTATATTGGTTAAATTAAATCTTTATTATAATTTGTATCCTATATACATTTTAAATTTAATAGATTCATTTATTTATTAAAACAATTAAGTAAGACTTGGAGGAACTATTGCTCTTGTCCCTCCCGTTTTACTTCTTTTCTTTGTTCCATATTTTTTAATTAACATATCGTATGATCTTTCATGTTGAGCCATTAAGCCCATAGAGACTTGAGCGATATTACCATCACTTGAAGAGCCAGCTCTATCCATATATAAACATTTTTTTACATGATGAACAATAGCAGAATGAAATAAATTGTCTATATCAAGTGTACTATTAATAGAAACTACTTTATTTGGGTTTCCATAGTAATGTACTAAAAGACCATTTGAAACTGCATGGTCTATGCCCTTATAAGCTTTCCTTCCTGTCCTAGACTCATTGGTAGAGGACTCATTGGAAATAACTCCTAATTGATCTCCCCTTATAAAATATAAAACTTTATCTTCAGGATATTTTAAATTGCTAGCCATTAGGAAGGTTCCTTAATTGCGGGTTCAGAAGTCATGTCATAAATTAAGGGCTCACCATCTACAACTCTAGGTATCTGAACATAGTCTCCTTCGTCATCCATAATGTCCACCCTGTAAATTTTATTTATTCCCATTTCATTACCCGATGAATCTTTACCCCCATCAGATATATCGTAAAAAGTTTGATCTGCAACAATATCTATTTTAGCCGACATAGCTTTTTGTGAGTATGTACCAAGCTCTACTAAAGAATCGTTGATTAAAGATATAATATAAGCCTCAGGAGCATTAGGAAAAACTTGCCTTACCCTACTTATAATCTGTTTTACAGTTATTGAATGTACTTCCATATTAACCTTTTAATTGAGCTAGTCCCTTATCGTAGTCCTGTTGCAATTTCGCTTGTTGTTTTTCATAAAAAGAATAATGAGTTGTGTCCACAGAAAGCCTAGCAGATATTTCATTTCCATATCCAGAGGCTATAGCTATTTTTGATTGAATTTCATTAGCATATCCTTGAGCAGCATTAATATAACCGTTAATAACTTGGTTATACCCACTAACTTGAGATATTCTAGAATTAACTTCTCCTATATAAGATTGAACTTCAGTAGAAGAAGCACTAGCTTCTGATAAAAAACCATTACCTACATTAACATGACTTGATGCTAATTCAATATCTTCATTGGAAGAATTTGTTGCTGTGACTGCTGAATCAAACTGAGTGTTTGCTAAAGCTACGGCAGTGTTAATCCTACCAGCAGCAGTTGTAATCGCTGATAGAGCAGTATCAACACTAGAATCTACTTGAATAGCTGATTCTCCTAATTGAGTTACAGCAGCATTTATCTGAGTATTTATCAAGTCTGCTATCGCTGGTAGTTCATCTAGCTCAGTATTTATAGCTGTTAGTGCTATATTTATATCTGCATTAGATGCCTTACTACTCAATACATTTTGTAATGATTTTATAGCTCCATATAAGACTACCAAATATTCCGCTTCATCAGGAAAAACTGCAATAGCAGATTCACTATAAAGAACAGTTGGATATTGTACTTCAGAATAAGAACATACTCCGTTTTCAGGGAGAATATCTATTGTGTTGTTAGCTATAAAGTAAACAGGATCAGTAACACTAGCATAAATCATTTCACTCCTATCACTCGCTCTTCCCTTTAAAGAAGATGAAATTCTCCTACATGGCTGTTCTATATCTCCATCATTTCTAAATACACTGAGAATATTACCTGTATTTAATGTATTTGCAGTTCCAGATGTAAAAGTTTGAGAAGATGCAGATAAAGTCATTAACCTATCTGAAAAATTATTAATTACTTCTTTAGCACCATCTGTAAGAAATTGACTTAATTGAGCTTCAGTAGGGTTCGTACCACTACTAGAAATAGTAATGCTTGTTAATCCTGTGACCTGTGCTTGAAATGTAGCCATCAAACACTCGCTATAAATAATTCAACATTAACCGCATTTGATCCCGAATCTATTGATATACTAGCTAAATCGGCTAAACTACTAAAAGCAGGAGAGGTATCTTCCTCACCAAGTAAAGCATCATCTACAGCACCCATCATTAAACTTTTACCAGCCTCTAATAAAAACTGAGCATTACTAGCAGCCCCTATCAATGCTATATTTATAGAACTTGAATCTCTATCTAAATTTGTAATCCTAAGGTATTTGACATCGTTTACATCAAAAGCTCCTGCTGAGGTACTTACAGCAGTTGCAAAAGTAGCTACAACAGTATCTGCTCCAGCAGGAATAGTAATAATTCTTCTATACACTTCATTAATATTTTCAATACTAACAACTCGTTTAGAATTGTAATCTTGATTTTTTATTATAATTTCTTCTTCAATTTTCACTTTTAATGTTGGCATTATTTAGCTCTCCTAACCTTACTAGCTATTGATTTACTATATTTTGCTTTTTGCTTTCCTGATGCGGAAGCTTTTCGTTTTTTTCTATTGGTACTTGCTTTTTGAGAGGGACTAAGACTTTTCCTAGTTGATTCAGGTAAATAACGTCCACGTTTTTTTTTTGGTTTCTTTTTGTCACCCTTACTAACATAATCCCACTTTTGCTTTGACCATTTAGACAATTTGTTTTTAGAAGACTTCTTGCCAGAATACGTTCCCCCCATATCTTTATAATACTTTACAGCAAGTTGCATAGCTCTAGCAGAGTGCTTACCACCCATTTTAGCTTTTGCTTTAGCCTTTGCTCTTGCCCACTTAGCAGGGTCTCTTTTCTTGGCTGTCGCCATTATTTTTTTTTCTTGACCTTTGAATGTTTCATTTGTACTTTAAAATCAGCCATCAAACTAGCACCTTTATGCACTTTGTACCCAGTACTTGGATTCTTCATCAGTTTATAAGAAGAACCAGACTTCATCCAATGATACCCTTTAGGGGCTTTCACTTTTTTATTCATTACCATTTAACCTTATGACTCCAATATCGAGCAGATAATTTACTCGGATTAGAATCTTGTGCATTATGCCTAGCATAATACGATTTACGTCTAGCCTTATCCTTTTTACTCTTAGGGTTTTTACCAGCACCTTTTACACCTTGCTGTCCAAATCGAATTGTCTTTACCTTTTCACCAACCTTAGCAACAACAACGTGACTTTTCTTAGGATGGCTAGGAGTTCTTTTTGGTTTATTATAACCAGAAACCCCAACTCTTGACAATCGTGAATCTTTTTTCTTAGCCATAAATTCTCTTACTCATTTCCTTAGTATTATCATCTATAGACTGAACAGAAACTTCTACGTCTGTTCTCTTACCCATACTTGTTCGCATCCACATATTTGTAGTGAATTTACTTTCAGAAGCCCTCTTGCCACAAGACTTACAAGTAAACCAATTCTCTTTATTTTCTTTATTACAATGTACGCATTTATTCATTATTTATCCTTTATGAGTTTTGGAGGTTACCTTTTATTGATAACCTCCACAGCACTCAAGACTGTTATCTTTATGTATTCAGATTATTAAGCACTTGCTGACTCAACAAGAACAACTGTTCCAATAGCGACTGGAACGTATCCGCTTAGATGCCAATTAACACCATCGCAGATAAGAGTCATTCTCAAACCTTCAATCGCCTGAGAAACAGAGCCATCTACAGTTATTTTTGAAAGTCCGTCAACATCATCTACTGTACTGTTAGCAGCTCCTGCAACAACGTAACCATAAATATCAGTTCCGTTTGCCCCAGTTGTTATGCTAAAGTCTGCATCATCGTCACAATTAACAGTGAAACAAAAATCGTAACTACAACCAGCTACAGCGTCAGAAGCTGTTGGTAAGGTTAGTACTACGTTATTGTCAACTGTGGACATGTCAACAGCAAAAAGTGTTCCAGACTCAGCCGCAGTCAGTGTTCTTGCTACTGCCGCAGAATTATCTATTTTTTGAAACGCTTTTTCACCAGTTTGATAACTAGAACTATTTGGATTTATTACACTTGCTTTACTCATAATTTACTCCTATAGCCCTTCTACGTTATACAGAGCGTGAGACTCAGAAAGAGTTACTTCTAGACCAGCTTCGGTCAAGATCATATCTTTTCTTAAATCTTCGTCTGCGGATTGAACATTAGTCATCACTTGAGTATCTCGATTAATTCCATTACCTACCAATGGTCGATAAGCAACTTGACTCATATCTGCCATAAGCATGAAACCTGAAGATATTCCTCTAAACAACGGCTCTTTAACAAGGTTTAAACGACCATGTATAGTGTCAATAACCATAATGGAATGACCAAAAGCACCGTCTCTTGAAGACATATGTTGTTGAAAAGGAGTATGGTTTGTAGTTCCAGCTTGTAAAGACTCATACAAGAAGTTACCATCTCCCAATTTGTTGAAGAATGAGATCACCGGAAGTGAGCACATAACCAATTTATCGGAAGAACCACCACGAGCAGGATCAAAAATAACTTCAAGATCACTAAGTAATCTGTCATAAGTCAAACCTGCCTGCGTAACGCTCCTATAATAAGAACTTCCAGAAGTGTATGCGAAATCAGTAGCATCTGTTGTCTGAGGAGATACATTTTTTAAAATGTGCCCTACGATACCTTCAGTATACTGTATTCCACCAGTCCTAGCTTTTTGACCAAAGAGCATTGCTCTCTCAATGTCAATCTTATGTTCTCTTAGTTTGTCTGCCCAAATACGACTCCACTCATCAGCATAACCTCTATACTTTGTAGCATAAGCTGTATTTGTCATCTCAGCTGCTGTCTTAAAGATTTGAGTGTATCCAAATCCATCTTCCAGCTCACTTGAGAAAACATCAGGGGAGGCTGAACCTTCTTCAAATGATGTACCAATTATTTGAGCATCATCATCATCGCTAAGAATATTATAACCAGTTCCGATATTTGCAGATATATTAACAATCTTCCCAGTAAAAGAAGAC